TCAGACCCTCTGGGTATGTACGGCAGCGAAGGCGCAGCCTAATAAGTTTCCCCGAGAGCGTAGCTCAAGGGAACGGGGGGAAGGGAGGAGAGAAATCTCTTCCCTTCTTTTTTATATATGCTATATCCACGTCACTAGGGATATTATTCGTACCGACCGGCCCAGCGGACTTAGTAGAGACGGTACGGACGAGTGCTACTACACGGAGAAATATTATGGCTAATACTACCTTTAACGGTCCAGTCCGTTCGGAAAACGGCTTCCAGAGCATCTCTATCGACGCTACGACTGGTGCTGTAACTGTTAACGCTACGCTTGGTTCAGCTACCTCGGTCGCTACGGTTGCTGCTACCGGCACCGTTACCGCACGTAGCGCTTCGGGTCTCACCGCTGGCGGCGCTGCTGGTTTTATCGGCACTAACGTCGCTGCTGGCATGGGCATTTACTTTGGTTCGGGTGCCCCAACTGTTGCAGCTGCTAAGGGTTCAATCTACCTGCGTAGCGACGGTTCGTCTGCTTCGACACGTTTGTACGTCTCGGATGGCGGCACGACTTGGGTTGCCGTAACTACTGCATCGTAATCGGTAACCTCTAAGAAGGAGAAATCCGATGGCAATGCAAAGTGACGTCAAGGTAACCAAGCCCCTGACTGCTACCGGTGTGTTTAAAACACAGACGGATGCTAACATGGCTTTCCGCGCACGTGTTAAAGGCATCTACGTTAAGAACGGTGCCTCGGCTGGTTCGGTGGTTGTGGCGGATGGTCAGGGTGGAAGCGTATTGTTTACACTTGAAACTTCCCCCTCCGCTGACACGGGTGATTTCTATATCCCGGTCCCAGACCAAGGTGTACTTGCAGAAAATGGGTTATATGGTACGCTCACCAATACAGCGTCCATTACTATTTTCTACGGGTGACATATGCAGCAGGAACAAAGCTACGATTTAGCTGGTAAGAGCGTCTTCATCGCTCTTCCAGCGTACGACTTCAAGGTGTCCTTGAAGCTAGCTGTTTCTCTCGCACGTTTTGCTCAGCAAGCTGCGCAGCACGGAATTGAACTTCACATCGGCAGCATATGCGGGTGTTCGGTTGTTTCTCGTGCGCGCAACCTGCTGGCGCAAGACCTACTTGAGTCAAAGTGCGACTACCTAATGTTCATCGACTCGGACATTAATTTCGAGCCGCAAGATGTGTTCCGCCTTATGGCGTGGGGCACCGACCCTAAGAAGGGTATTGTAGCTGCCGTGCCCCGTACGCGCAGCGAAACCAAAAACTATATTGCTACTCTCGACCACGACGAGAATAACCAGCTCACTATGAACAATATGGGTCTGGTCCGGGCTAAGCGTGTAGCTACAGCATTTATGCTGGTACGCCGCGAAGTGTTCGAGCAGATGTCTGCAGCCCACCCAGAGTGGAGCTACTACGACACGCGGTCTGACCGCATGCTAAACGCTATGTTTGATTTCCTTGTTACCGACGAAGGTTATATCGGAGAGGACTTCCTCTTCTGCGACCGGGCACGGGAACTCGGTTTTGAAGTGTGGGTAGACCCCACAATCACATTGGGCCACATGGGCGTACAGGAATATGTCGGTAACTACGGCGATGACATTCTTTATCCAATGATTGTCCCCACACAGAAGGAAGCAGCATAATGGGTATTAAATTAGGCGACATCTCCCCCATGGCAGGTGCCATAAGCGGTAAGGGTTTATTCGGCAAAGGACTGGCCAAACTGGGTAATGCCATGGGTCCTATGGGTGGCCTTATGCCAATGCTAGCTGCTAACCAGCGCAAGAAACTCCTCGCCCGCGAGGCAGCTAAAGGAAGCGGTATGCGCCGTCGTCCTATGGCGGAAGAAGTCATGATGGCAGAGGAAGTTCCCGCAGGCGCACCGATGATGCGCAAGGGTGGCAAGGTTAAGAAGATGGCTAAGGGCGGTTCAACTGCCTCCAAGCGCGCCGATGGCTGCGCTACCAAGGGTAAGACGAAAGGGCGGTTTGTATAATGGCTAAGACGCCTGCTTGGACACGTAAGGAAGGTAAGAACCCCAAGGGCGGCTTGAACGCTAAGGGTCGTGCGTCTGCAAAGGCGCAGGGGATGAACCTCAAACCTCCAGTCTCGGCCAAGCAGGCAAAGAAGTCACCTAAGTCCGCTGCACGACGCAAGAGCTTTTGTGCACGTATGTCGGGTATGCCGGGGCCAATGAAGGACGAGAAAGGTCGTCCTACTCGTAAAGCTCTATCGTTACGTAAGTGGGACTGCTAACATGGAAATGATGATATGGAACATCGTACTGAGCGCAGTGGTGGCGGTTATGGGCTTCTTGTTTAAGGGCAAGATTGACGAGTTGGACCGTATTGGCATCCTACTCAATAAAACCCGCGAGGAAGTTGCTCGGGATCATGTGACTCGTTCGGAGATGAACACACTGGTCGATAAGCTGGGGGATCGGTTCGACCGGGCCTTCGAGCGCCTTGAAGCTAAAGTAGAAGAGATAGGAAGGACAAAGTCGTGATGGATAAGAAGAAAAAGTCGATGCCCCCGCAGCCAACTGCTGCTGATCGTGCGTCGGATGCTAAGTTCCGTAAGTCTGTAAAGGACCTCAAGGTTACGCCAGAAAATGCTGCGGCTATCGGGCGTGGAAATCGTTCTACAGGTATGGCGAAAGGTGGAAAAATGGCAACTAAGTTTGGCGCTGCTATGAAAAAGAAATCGGCTGACACCAAGGGCCGTGCAATGGTCAAGAAGGCCGGTGGTGGCAAATGTTACGCTTCGGGCGGTCTTGTTGCTGGCCACAAGTCGGCTGATGGTATTGCCAAGAAGGGCAAGACCAAAGGCAAGATGCTGGCAATGGGCGGCATGGCTGGTTACAAGCGTGGTGGGAAAACCTGCTAATGCGCGCTTGTCGGGGTATGGGGGCCATAAACCCCTCAAAAATGCCGGGGGCGAAAACAATTCGTCGTAAGGATAATCCCGACGAAGTGAAGGTGTACGCCAAGGGCGGCGAGTCCAAGGTCAACGAAGCTGGCAATTACACGAAGCCCGGTATGCGCAAGTCTTTATTTAACGCGATCAAAGCGGGCGGTAAAGGCGGCGCACCGGGTCAGTGGTCAGCCCGTAAAGCCCAGATGTTGGCGATGCAGTATAAGAAGAAGGGCGGCGGATACAAGTGAGCGGACTTGCTAAATCCCAGCAGAGCCTGAAGAATTGGACCAAGCAGAAGTGGCGGACCAAAAGCGGTAAACCATCGACGCAGGGGTCCAAGGCGACAGGTGAGCGGTACCTACCTGAGAACGCTATAAAGTCTTTGTCCCCTGCGGAATATGCAGCCACGACAAAAGCTAAGCGGGTTGGTAAGGCTAAGGGGAAGCAGTTCGTAAAGCAGCCTAAGACTATTGCAAAAAAGACGAAAGGGTTTAGATAATGGCACTGAAACCGACCGACAAAAAAGCCAATCCCGGGCTGGCAAAACTGCCCACAGAAGTGCGGAATAAGATGGGTTATGCTAAAAAAGGCGGTAGCACGAACTTCATCCAAAAAGCGATCAAGAAACCCGGCGCACTCCGTGCGGAGCTTGGCACTCCTAAGGGAAAGAAAATCCCAGCAGCAAAGCTTGCCAAAGCCGCCAAGGCTCCCGGTAAGCTAGGTCAACGTGCACGGTTTGCTCAACTCTTGAAGGGTTTCAAGAAAGGTAAGTAATGACCACAAGTGGCACTACAGCATTTAACCTGAACCTCAACGACCTAGTCGAAGAGGCTTTTGAGCGCTGCGGTGCAGAACTCCGCACGGGCTATGACCTGCGTACGGCGCGGCGCAGCCTGAACCTGCTTACCATCGAGTGGGCAAACCGTGGCATAAACCTGTGGACAATCGAGCAGGGCTCGATACCACTTGTGCAGGGGCAGATTGTTTACGATTTACCCATCGACACCATCGACTTACTTGAGCATGTCGTGCGCACCCAGACTGGGCAGCAACAGACTGATATCACCATCAACCGTATCAGCATCGACACATACTCGACCATCCCGAATAAGAACGCGCAGGGTCGGCCTATCCAAGTATGGATTAACCGCCAGTCAGGTGCAGACTATCCGGTGGATGGCGTTGCAAATCCGCAGATCAACGTGTGGCCAGCGCCAGACCAGAGCAACTATTATACCTTTGTCTACTGGCGCTTGCGCCGCTTACAGGATGCTGGTGATGGTGTTACTACGCAAGATATACCGTTTAGGTTCCTCCCTTGTCTGGTGGCTGGTCTCGCGTATCACCTATCCCTGAAGGTACCCGGTGCGCTTGAGCGTTCTATGAGCCTTAAAGCGCAGTATGAAGAACTCTGGCAACAGGCTGCTGATGAGGACCGCGAGAAAGCGCCACTGCGCATCGCGCCTCGTCAGTATTTCCGGTGATTTGTGCCTAATCGGTTTGCATCTGGTAAATGGGCAATCGCCCAGTGCGACCGCTGTAACTTTCGCTATAAGCTGAAAGAGCTCAAGCGGCTCGTCATTAAGACCAAGAATATCAATATTCTCGTGTGCCCTACATGCTGGGAGCCGGACCAGCCGCAGCTTCAGTTGGGTATGTATCCAGTGGACGACCCACAAGCGTTGCGCGACCCACGTCCGGACAACAGCTATTTTCAAGCGGGTCTGAACGTGAACAATAACCCTACTGACGGTAGTCGCGTAATTCAGTGGGGGTGGGACCCGGTAGGGTTAAATAATCCTTTGGGTTTATTTGGTCTTCCAAATACGCTATTAGGTAATGGTCAAGTAGGGACCGTAACGATTGAGACGGAGAATTAGTGATGGATAAGAAAGACATGAAGCAGGACAAGGCTACTGTGGCAAAGGCCGTGCACAAACACGAGCGTGCGAAACACAAGGGCCAGCCCCTAACTAAGCTTGCTAAAGGCGGTAAGACCAACGCACAGATGAAGGCTCTAGGTCGCAATCTTGCCAAAATCGCCAACCAGAAGAAATCTTCGCGGGGTAAATAATATGGACTATAAACCAAAAACGGTGCCGATTGTGAAGAACAATAACGGTTATCCGAACAACGTACCTAACACCCAGACCGTGAAAACACGCGGAACCGGTGCGGCGACTAAGGGCACGCATAGCAGCAAGAAGTTGGCATAATGAATTACGCTGAACTGTTCGAAACGATCAAAGGGTACGTCGAAAACGACTTCCCCAACACCTCATGGACCGGCTCTGACGGCTCCAGCACGGTGACGCTGACGTCTACCGAACAGATCAACACGTTCATTCAGGAGGCCGAGCAACGCATCTTCAATACGGTGCAACTCCTTGACCTCCGCAAGAACGTTACGGGTAACATGACGTCGGGCAACAAGTACCTTTCGGTACCTTCAGACTGGCTGGCCAACTTCTCTCTGGCCGTTATCGACGCGACCGGACGGTATGAGTATTTGCTGAACAAGGATGTGAGTTACATCCGGCAAGCGTTTCCGAACCCAAGCACGACAGGCATACCCACACACTATGCTTATTTTGACGAGAACTCGTACATCTTGGGGCCGACGCCGGACTCGAACTATGCAGTCGAACTACACTATTTCTACTACCCGCCTTCGATTGTGACGGCAGGTACGTCGTGGTTGGGTGATAACTTCGATAGCGTTTTGCTTTACGGATCACTGCTCGAAGCGTACACTTTCATGAAGGGCGAAGCAGATATCATCGCAGGCTACCAGAAGCGGTATGACGAAGCGATGGCGATGCTCAAACAGCTTGGTGAAGGCAAAAACCGTCAGGATATGTATCGTAGCGGTCAAGCCCGCTACCCGGTCCAGTAGGAGCTATATATGTTTAACGGACTCAGCGACGTCGGAAATGTGATGGTCATGGCGACCGAAGGACGTGGTTTCACGCCCGAGGAAACTGCTGAGCGCGCACTCGACAAAATCATCTATGTGGGCAGTCAGGCACACCCTGCTATCCGCGATCAGGCCGAAGCCTTCAAGGACAGCATCCGTCAGGTGCTCATCCACTATATGCACGAGGCTGTGCGGTCCCATAACGTAACTCTGGTTAATAAATTCAAACAGGCGGGGCATCCAGAGCTAACCGCCATACTCGATACATAAGGAGGCCTTAAGATGCCAATTACTCAAGCGATGTGCACCAGCTTTAAGGCCGAGCTTATGCTGGCCGTGCACGATTTCCGGGTTACCGGCGGCGACACTTTCAAGCTGTCGCTGTACACTTCGTCCGCTTCGCTAGATGCCAACACTACGGCGTATACATCCAGCCAAGAAGTTTCATCTTCGGGTACGAACTACACCGCTGGCGGCGGTACGCTGACGCGCCTTGGTGTTGTGACGTCGGATAATACAGCTTCGTCTGGTACGGGCTTTACCGATTTCGGTGACCTGACCTTTGCTAACGCGACGATTACGGCTCGTGGCGCGCTGATTTATAACACGACTCCTTCGGCTAACTCGAACGCGAACACTACGCTGACGAACGCTGCTGTGGCTGTGTTAGATTTTGGTTCGGATAAGACCTCGACGGATGGTGATTTTACGATTATCTTCCCGACGGCCACAAACACGACGGCCATTATCCGTATCGCATAAGGAAAACTAATGGCTCTTGTCCTCGCTGACCGCGTTAGGGATACCACTGCTACAACTGGTACAGGTACGGTAACGCTCAGCGGGACCGCGCCGACCGGGTATCAGAACTTTTCGGTAATCGGTAACGGTAACACGACGTATTATACGATTAACAGCGACACCCAGTGGGAAGTCGGCGTTGGCACCTACACGTCTTCCGGTACGACCCTAGCGCGTAACACGGTATTGGCGTCGAGCAATGGTGGTGCGCTTGTAGATTTTGCTGCGGGCACCAAGGACGTTTTCGTCACTTACCCATCCGAAAAGGCTGTCACGGAAGACTATGGCAATGCGCTAGCCGCAACCACTGCGGCTAACCTAGCTGGCGGTGCAGCGGGTTCCATTCCTTACCAGACTGCGGCCAACACCACAGCGATGCTTGCGACAGGTACAGGCGTCCTGATTGGCGGCACAACTCCGTCATATACGATGTCTCCGTCGCTGACGCAGGTTACCGTTGCTGGTGACCCGACCGTTAACCTGCAAGTGGCGACCAAACAGTACGTAGACACCCAGACGTCCGCCGGTATTCACTTCCACCAGCCAGTGCGCGTCGAGTCACCGATCAACCTGAACGCGACATACAACAATGGTTCGTCTGGCGTTGGCGCTACCCTGACCAATGCAGGCACTCAAGCTGCACTGGTTATTGACGGTGTGACGCTTAGTGTCGCTGACCGTGTCTTGGTTTACGAACAGACCGATGAGACCCAGAACGGCATCTACGTCGTGACAAGCGTAGGTAGTGGCTCGACTAACTGGGTATTGACGCGTTCCAGTGACGCGGACACTTACGTCAACGCTAGCCCAGATGGTCTGAGCCAAGGCTCAACTGTCTTTGTCCAACAGGGTACGACCGGCGCAGGCGAGACCTATACTTGCAACACCGTTGGCACGATTGTCTTTGGTACGACGGCAATCACGTTTGCTCAGATTTCATCTGCGCAGATTTACAGTGCTGGCACCGGCCTGACACTGACTGGCACGACATTCAGCCTCACCTCACCTGTAGCTACGACGCTAGGCGGTACAGGTCTCACCAGTTTTACAACTGGCGGCGCGGTTTACGCGACGTCTTCCAGTACGCTAACCACAGGCACGCTACCCGCAACGGCAGGCGGCACAGGGCAGAGCAGCTACACGGCTGGCGACTTGCTATACGCGACCTCGTCTACGACGATAGGTGTAATAGCTGACGTAGCCACTGGTAACGCACTTATCTCTGGCGGTGCTGGCGCTGATCCTTCCTACGGCAAAATCGGCCTGACCACGCATATTACCGGCACTCTGGCTGTTGGTAACGGTGGTACGGGTGCAACTTCGCTAACGGGCTATCTCGTCGGCAACGGCACTTCTGCGTTCACGGCTACGGCCACTATTCCGACCAGCGCCTTGTCTGGTACAATCAGCCTCACCACGCAGGTCAGCGGCACCCTTGGTGTAGGTAATGGTGGTACTGGGATAAGCAGCTACACCGTTGGCGACATCCTCTACGCCTCTGCGACTACCACGCTAAGCTCTTTGGCTGATGTGGCGACCGGCAACGCGCTCATCTCTGGCGGCGTCAGCAACCCTCCATCATGGGGCAAGATTGGCCTCACGACGCATGTCAGCGGCACGCTGCCTGTAAGCAACGGTGGTTCGGGTGCTACGACCCTGACTGGTTACCTCAAGGGCAACGGCACGTCGGCCTTCACTGCGTCGGCTACGATACCAAGTGGTGATATCACTGGCGCGGCTCTAACCAAGGCAGACGACACTAACGTCACCTTGACGTTGGGCGGAAGCCCATCGACTGCACTGCTTGCAGCAACATCCATAACTGCGGGCTGGTCAGGCCAGCTTGCCGTCTCACGCGGCGGCACGGGCAACTCCACGCTGACGTCGGGCTATCTCCTCAAGGGTAACGGCGTCTCGCCCACCAGCGCGTCGGTTATTTATGACGACGGTACGAACGTAGGTATTGGTAACGCTGCCATACCCTACACCACCAGTGGACGCACCGTATTCAACGTCAATGGCACTAGCTCCGCCATAATCTCGCTTCAGACATCTGGTTCAAATCGTGGCTATTTCTACGGGGACGGCTCTACAATCGCCATCGAAGCTGAAAGTGGCTGCGCCATCAAACTTAATACCGTCAGCGCGCAACCCATGACGTTCTTTACCAGCAACACAGAACGCCTGTCCATCAACAGCAGCGGCAACGTCACGGCCAACGTCGATATGCGTGCGCCGATCTTCTACGACAGCAATAATACCAGCTACTACCTTGATCCTGCTGGCTCCAGCGTGCTTGGGATCATCACGGCACAATCCACCAATGACGCGCAGCTATACCTGAACGGGAATGGAACGTCGTGGGCTGGTATCCAGTGGACGGATGTCAGTGGCAGCGACAACATGTGGTACAACGGCTCCACATCTACGTTCGCCATCGGCGGCGGTGGATCGGTTGTTGCCAATAAAAAACTGCATATTAACGGTGGGACAACCATCGGAAGCGGGATCGCTGCGTCTGCCAGCGGAACAAATTCTTTGTTGGTTGAAGCGTCCATAACAGCCAACCAGATGTACGCGCAAATCTTCTACGACAGCCAGAACGGCGCATACTACGTTGATCCGGCCAGCACATCGAACCTTAATGACCTAAATGTGGCGAGTGGAAACGTCCTTGGCGCAATCGCCACGTTCAATAACATGAACCAAACGCATGGTCAGCAAAGTGACTTTAACGCGATTACTAATTTCGGCGTAAGGTATGTGCAAGGCAGTGCAAATGGCCCCGGCATTTCTGGTGCTACCCAGTACTATGGGTTTAGCCTCGGTTTGGGGTCAAACTATCCGTATTCGGACTTTGGCAGTCAATTTTACTGGCCTCGTACCGCAGTAGGCGGACTTCCGTATCCATCTGTTCGCTTCCGTGAAAGCGGTACTTGGAGCGCATGGTCAAAGATTTATGCTGGCTGGGCCGACGCTCCAAGTGGTGCTACGTTTGCGGCGTCAGGCGACTTCCGCGCACCTATCTTCTACGACAGCAATAACACTGCGTATTACGTAGACCCAGCGTCGGGTTCGGTGCTTAATAGGCTAGTGTCCATAACAGGCGCGGGTAACAGCAACGGCGGCAATTTGCAGCTTGGTGACAAGGACGTAAACACCGCGAAATGGTCTGTGCTGACTGGGGCGCACTATGCAGGGTCATCAGAACCAAAGGGCGTGATGCTTATTGGTTCGTATTCGGCTTCTGGGAACAACAGCCTTAGCATCGGCGGCAACATCTACGAAGCCAATCCCGCTACCTATATCGCGTTTTATACGGCGACCACTGCCACGCACCCGACAGGCGGGTTTAATCGCTTAAACATCAACGGGAGCGGCAACGTCACCGCCGAAGTCGATATCCGCTCGCCCATATATTACGACAGTAACAACACTGCGTATTACCTCGACCCCGCCAGCAGGTCTATCCTAGGCAATATCTCTGTTATCACTGGTGCTACAGAGTGTGGCATCCGCTTTCGCGGTGACACATTGGATTTCGTTGGGCGCTACGGCGGCTATATGTCGTTGTATAACCAAACAACTGGGGGTGAATTTAAAATACTCGACGCCGGTTATTTTAACTTCAACCAATACGCTGTAAACGAAGCATCTTTCCGCGCACCCATATTCTATGACCAGAACGACACTGGCTATTACTTAGACCCTAACGGTTTCAGCAATCTTAACCGTGCTAACTTTATTGCTCAATCTACCGATACATCAGCATCGTCCATTTACCTTGGGGGTCAAAACGTCACCACAAGTGGCTCGTTATGGATCAACTTCCACTCTGACGGCGACACTAACTACCGTATAGGCAAGCCCGCTGGGGCGTGGACGCAGCCGCTTGAGTTTCGTTTTTACACAGGGCAGCGTTTTAAGGCGTCCGCTTCTTATGGCGGTTTTCAATTCATTGACTTCAACACGAATGGTGTCGTGTTTGACATGGCTAATGGAGGCAGTTTCACTCGGTCAATCGTCGCTTTCTACGCGCCAATCATGTACGACAACGACAATAGCGCGTTCTTCGTTGATCCTAACAGCACTTCGGTTCTTAGCACCGTTCGTGCGGCGACAATCCAACACTCGTCTGGTAACAGGGCTATCACACTTAACGGCTCTACGTGGACGGAGTTTTGCGACGTTAACGGGTCTACCAAACTGTGGCTTGGTGGGAGCGGCGACCCAAACAACTATTACAATGCTGGTATTCACTACTTCCGCAACACGTCCAGCAGCACCACGATGACGATTGATAGCTCTGGAAATGTCGTAGCCACAGCAAACGTCACCGCATATTCAGATGCTCGCCTCAAGAAGGACGTTGAGACCATTGGTGACGCGCTTGGTCTCGTCGGTAAGATGCGCGGCGTGCGGTATACTCGCATAGACACTGAGAAACGCAACGTCGGTGTCATCGCGCAGGAGATGTTGGAAGTTATACCTGAAGTGGTTCATCAAGGCACGGGTGACGACGACACGCTCTCTGTTGCTTATGGTAACCTTGTTGGTGTATTAATAGAAGCAATCAAGGAACTCGAAGCCCGCGTGGCCGAATTGGAAGGAAAGTAATATGGCACTTACGTACACTTGGGCGATCACGTCCTTGAAGAAAACCACAGATGGCAGCATTGACAACGTCGTTGTGCAATCCACATGGACCTGCACCGGCACGGACGAAGATGGCGACAGCGGCACGTTCAACGGCGCTACGCCCTTTCCGCTTTCAAGCGTAGACCCCGCTACGTTCATCCCCTATGAAGATTTGACCGAGGCTGACGTCCTTGGTTGGATAGAAGCCGTTGTTGTCGGTTCTTACAAGGAGCACGTCGATGCGCAAATCAACAAGCAGATTGCGCTAATCAAAGACCCAGTAGTGGACGTCCCTGAAGGCGATTTCCCATGGGACCCAACACCGACCCCAACACCACCAACACCCCCCGTTACCTAAAGGAGAAATAGTATGAACCCCGAACTAGATAAGTATGACGTTGATAAGCAGGAAGCGCCGGAAATTACGGTTGTCCTGTCTATCCAAGAACTAAACACCATCCTTGCGGCGCTGGCTGAACTGCCACACCGTGTGTCGGACGCTCTTATTCGTAAGGTCTACACACAGGCTAATGAGCAAATTCCGCAGCAGCAGCGGACAAACTAATGTCTGATCCCCGGTGGCTCATCGTCGCTGAAAAACTTGTGGGTACTAAGGAAATTCCCGGCCCTACCCACAGCAAAGTTATTCAGGGCTGGCTTGCAAAACTACGTGCTTGGTGGCGGGACGATGAGACGCCTTGGTGCGGTGTGTTCGTTGCACACTGCATGTCTGAAGCAGGGCTTCCTTACCCCAAGCTTTATATGCGGGCAAAAGAGTGGGCTACTTATGGTTCGCTCCTACGTCCTGACCGCGTAGCACCCGGTGCTATCCTTGTCTTTGACCGTGCAGGTGGCGGACATGTGGGCTTCTATGTGGGTGAAGATGCTGGGCACTATTATGTGCTTGGTGGAAACCAAGGAAATGCTGTAAATATAATGAAGCTTGGTAAAAGCCGTCTTGTCGCATGCCGCTGGCCCAAAGATGAGCCGGTGCTTGGCAAGTATGTTTTTATGAAGGGCGGAAAAGTCTCCGCAAATGAAGCATAAGGAATTTGTTATGAATAAAGACGAAATGTTTGGTGTAGTACGCGCCGTGCTAGCTGCAGTAGCTGGCTTTGTAGCTGGCCAAGGTCTCGTAGACTCTGAAACTGCTATGGCCGTTGCCGGTGCTGCAACCACAATCATCGTTGCCGTATGGTCTGTCCGTTCGAAGCGCGCTGCACCTGCGGAGTAATATTCGCCTAATACCCTAATCGCAGAAAGGAGGGAGGCTAAGTAATGTTTGGTTTCTCTCCTTTTGCGGCTTCCGCCTTTGCGGACCTCCTTGAAACTAACCGGGCCAACCAGAATGTAACTGGCGTTGAAGCCACGTGCTCTCTTGGTTCCGTTGCGGTCACAGCCGCAGTTAATATCTCTGTCACTGGTGTTGAAGCCACAGGAGACATCGGGCACGTCGATGCTCGGTCGATTGTTAGCGTCTCCGTAATTGGCGTTGAAGCTCTTGGTGAAGTTGGCACTGTTGCCGTATCTGCCGCCGCATCCACTGTTTTAACTGGTGTCGAAGCTCTTGGCGAAACCGGTACAGCTAACGCCACAGGCACAGCCAATGTAATTACCACAGGCGTAGGGGCCTCAGGCGCAATCGGTACGGCTGAAGTTTCGGGTAAAGCCTTTGTCTCCGTCACTGGCGTTCAAGCCCTTGGTGAAACTGGCACCGTCAATGTCGCAGCCTCCGGAAGCGTGGTTGTCACTGGCGTTGAAGCTCTTGGCGAAACAGGCACGGTGAACGTCGCAGGCGCAGCCAATGTAATCTCCATAGGCGTAGAAGCTCAAGGTGCGGTCGGCACGGCGACTACCTCAGGTAAAGCCGTTGTTTCCGTTACTGGCGTCAGCGCCACCGTTGATCTTGGCAGCGTCGTTGTCCGCATACCGAAAATTGTACCTGTCACAGGGGTAGAAGCTACCGGTCAGGTGGGAACCACTACTGTAGTAGCTGGTTGTAAAGTCCTTGTCTCTGGTGTACAAGCCGCTGCACTAGTTACAACTCCGTTAGTGTGGGGTATTATTAATGATAACCAAACACCAAACTGGGTGCCGATTGATGATAGCCAGACAGGAACTTGGGCCCAAGTGAACGACAATCAAACACCAAGCTGGCAGACGGTTGACGATTCCCAAGCTGGGGATTGGGTGCAAGTGGTAGACGGAAACACAGTAGTCTGGGCTCAGATACCGACGTAAGGAACGAAGATGGCAAGTACGTATAGCAATCTCAAAATCCAGTTAATGACCACGGGTGAGAACTCGACCACGTGGGGCGACGTTACAAACGTCAATCTCGGCACGGCGCTCGAAGAGGCCATTGTTGGTTCTAGCGATGTTACTTTCGCCAGTGCCAACGTCACGCTGACCTTATCCAATACCAATGCTTCACAGGCTGCGCGCAACATGCGCCTACGCTGCACCGGCACAACTGGTGGCTCGACCCGTAACCTCGTGGTTCCCAGCATCGAGAAGCCGTACATCGTCCTGAACGATTGCGCGGACAGCATCCTTGTTAAGACCTCTGCTGGTAACGGTATCACCGTCCCTGCGGGTAAGACCATGTGGGTGTATAGCAACGGCACGGATGTAGTGGATGTCACCACCCATCTCACGTCGCTCACGCTTGCCACGGCGCTCCCTGTTCTCTCAGGCGGCACAGGCTCCAATACTGCTTCGGGTGCACGGACCAACCTCGGTCTTGGCACAATCGCCACGCAGAACTCAAACGCTGTCACCATCACTGGTGGTTCGATCACGGGTATTACTGACCTTGCTGTGGCTGACGGGGGCACAGGCGCTTCAACTGCTGCGGATGCACGGACCAATCTGGGTCTCGGCTCTTTGGCGGTTCTCTCTTCGATTAATAACACCAACTGGTCTGGCACCGCTCTGGCGGTAGCCAATGGCGGCACAGGCGCAACCGATGCGGCGACTGCTCGGACTAACCTCGGCGCTGGCACGGTCACTTCGGTTGCTGGCGCAGGCACGGTCAACGGTCTCACGCTCACCGGCACAGTTACTTCGTCTGGCTCGATCACACTTGGCGGCACGCTCTCCGGCGTCAGCCTGACCTCGCAAGTCTCCGGCACACTTCCGATTGCTAATGGCGGTACGAACGCCACGACGGCTGGGGGTGCGCGCACGGAGCTTGGGGCTACGACGCTCGGTGGTAATCTCTTCACAATCACTAACCCAAGTGCGGTTACATTCCCACGCTTTAACGCGGATAACACGGTCTCTGCTTTGGATGCCGCGACTTTCCGGAGTGCAATCGGTGCGGGCACTAGCTCAACTACAGGCACTGTTACCAGCGTTGCTGGCACCGGCACGGTCAACGGCCTCACCCTGACAGGCACGGTAACGTCATCTGGTTCGCTTACTCTTGGTGGCACACTAACAGGCGTCAACCTTACGTCTCAGGTCACAGGCACGCTCCCAATCGGCAACGGGGGCACAGGTATCACATCCACACCGACAAACGGCCAACTTCTGATTGGTAATGGTACGGGTTACACCGCTGCTACAATCACGGCTGGTTCTGGCGTCAGCGTCACTAACGGCGCAGGGTCGATTACTATTGCTGCCACTGGCGGCACGGGTACAGTTACAAGCGTGGCGGGCACGGGTACAGTCAACGGCATTACGCTTAGCGGGACCGTCACTAGCTCGGGCAGTCTTACACTTGGCGGCTCGCTTTCTGGCGTTAGCCTCACGACGCAAGTCAGTGGCACGCTCCCTATCGCCAACGGTGGTACTGGGTCTACTTCGACTACTTATTGCAGCCTCACGGCTAACGTCACAGGAACGCTCCCTGTTGCCAATGGCGGTAGTGGTGCTACGACCCTGACAGGTATTTTGAAGGGTAACGGCACGTCGGCATTTAGCGCTGCTACCGCAGGTACTGACTATGTCGCGCCCGGTGGCGCACTCGGTACGCCCTCGTCCGGCACGTTAACAAACTGTACCTTCCCGACGCTTAACCAGAACACCACTGGTAGTGCAGGAAGTCTGGCAACGACCAATTTCTCCATCGTGGAGAGCGGTGGCGTCCTGTACTTTAAGTATGGCAGCACCAACATCGCTAAGCTAGAAAGCAACGGTGCGTTCACCGCGCTTAACAACGTCACAGCCTATGGGAGCATCTAATGACCCTACCAAGCAGCGGCCCTCTTACCCTTGCTGACATCCAGACTGAGTTTGGTGGTTCGAACCCAATCTCACTGAGCGAGTATTACGCTGGTGGCGCTTACGTTCCGGCTGGGACAAGCGGCACTTACGGTGCTGTGCCTTCATCTGGTGCAATCAGCATTCGGAACTTTTACGGTACGAGTAACGTCGTTATTTCCATAACCGATCAGTATATATCTGGGTCTGGTGTTAGTGACGCTTACGCTTTTTACTTCCTCACAGCCGGAGGGCAGGTTGAGCAGTCCACAGATGCGGGGGGCATCAACCCCACGAACCTTGAACAGTGGTGTACGCCGACAGCACAATCGTCAAACTATGAAGCACTGGTAACCTTAGTATTTGGTACGCTGTCGGGCGGCACCGTAGGTAGCTACGTCGCGTTGTCCACCACAAGGAGTTGGTACGTTGAAGAGTTTACTCCGGGGGGTTCAAATTTCTGTGAGTTCACCGTACAAATACGCAAGATTGGCACGAGTACCGTACTCGACACCGCAACAATCACCCTTGAGGCAAACGTATTCTAATGGCCTTCATCAAACTCCAGTTTAAACCCGGTGTGAACCGCGATCAGACCGACTACTCCAACGAGGGTGGCTGGTACGAGTGCGACAAGATACGGTTTCGCTCAGGCTATCCGGAGAAGATTGGCGGCTGGGTAAAGACCACTCCGACTGCGTTTGATGGTGTATGCCGCCAGATGTGGAACTGGATCACGACGTTCAATGATAACTTGCTGGCGCTTGGGACCGATACCAAAGCCTATATCGAGAACGGTGGTTATTACTACGACATCACGCCGTTTGGTGAAGCACTTGCTGGGTCCAATACCTTTGCGGTAACCAACACCTCGGCTGTAGTCACGGTTACGACGACCGCTGCGCTCCCATCTTGGCTGGTAACGGGTGAGCCTGTGCTTGTGGCTGGGTTTGTGTCGGCTCTTGGTGGTATCCCCATCATCGAACTGAACACAACGCACGTAATCACGAAGACCGGAGCAAACAGTTTCACCTTTACGGTAGCGACACCTGCATCTTCCACCACGTCCGTAACTGGCTCAGGCTACACGGTTAAAGCTGAAATCGAACCCGGTAACGCCATTACAATCGCAGGTCTTGGTTGGGGTGCAGGGACTTGGGGGCGTGACGCTTGGGGTCTGGGTAGCACCACGGGCGGTATCAACCTTCCGCAGCGCGACTGGTGGTTTGACAACTTCGACAATGACCTTGTGCTGAATATCCGCAACGGTGCACCTTACTGGTGGGTTCGCGGTCCCACAGACGACCCACAGACTGCGCTTGGTACGCACGCTATTACCCTACAGGATTACGCGTCAGGTGAAGGTTACACGGCTGCCTCCGTCCCTGTGCAGGTTATGCAGTTGCTGGTATCGCAGCAGGACAAGCATCTTATCGCTTTTGGCGCGGTGCCATTTGGTTCGACAAGCACGGCTGACTTTGACCCGCTGTTGATCCGCTGGGCTGACCAAGATACGCCGGGTGACTGGACGCCATCCACAACCAACACTGCCGGTGACCTACGCGTCTCGCGTGGTTCGCGTATCGTGCGCGCACTGCCAACACGTCAGGAAATCTTGGTTTGGACTGACACCAACCTCTATACGCTTCAGTTCCTCGGCACGACCGACGTGTTCGGTTTGCAGGAATATGCGGACAATATCTCGGTTGCCTCGCCGCGCTCCATGGCGTCGGCTGCAAACATCACCTACTGGATGGGCCAAGACAAGTTCTATGCCTACACTGGCCGCGTCGAGACGCTGCCTTGCACCCTGCGTAACCACGTGTTCAACAACATCAACTTCGACCAATCCGACCAGATTGTCTGCGGCACCAACGAGCAGTGGAACGAAGTCTGGTGGTTCTACCCAACGGCTGATAGCGACTACAACAACGCTTACGTCATTTATAACCACCTCGAACGCATATGGTATTACGGTACGCTTGACCGCACGGCTTGGCTCGATACGCCAATCCGCCAGTATCCGCAGGCTGCGAACACACCAATTACAGTTGATGGTAGCACAGTGACCACTGGTGGTGGCTTCGTTTATAACCATGAGAACGGTATCGACGACGATGTGTTAGCCATGGATAGCTACATCCAGTCGTCAGACTTTGACCTCGACGACGGCGACAACTTCATGCTGGCTCGACGCATACTACCTGACGTTGGCTTTGATGGTTCGACTGCTGCATCTCCTGAGGTCACTCTGACTATCCGCCCACGCAACTTCCCCGGCAGTGCGTTTAGTGCAGATGCTGCTGATACACAGCGCGTCATTGAGACTTCGGTTGGCGTCTATACCGATCAGGTCTTCATGCGTGCCCGCGCACGCCAGATGGCGCTTAAGATTAGGTCCGAGACCCTTGGCGTCCAGTGGCAGCTAGGTGCACCCCGCCTCGATGCGCGTCCTGACGGGAGGCGCTAATGGCACTTACGAAGTTCAAGGCAGCCCCGCTACCCAACCCCCCAGCGGAATACGACTCACAATATGTGCGGCAACTTATCCGCGTACTTGAAACCTACTTCTCGCAGTTGGACAGCAGCACGCCGAACTACGCTCAGAGCTACACGGCTGACTTTTTCTATGGGAATGGCACCGGCATCTATGTGCCTTACAACCAGTTTTATAGTATGGTTGACCAGACAGTGCCCGCTATTGACCAGTCGGTTGCGGTCAAGTTGGAAGAGACAACCTTCGCAAATGGTATCTCTATTACAGGCGTAAACGAGACGCGGATTACCTTCAGCGTGGGCGGCATCTACACCTTGGTGTTTAGCTTAGCGTTTAAAAACACAACGAACGACAACCAAGAAATAGACATCTGGTTCCGGTATGATGGCGTTGACGTTGCGAACTCTAACAGCCGCTTCACGATAGCGCCGCGCAAATCAACAGGAACTCCCTCGTACCTGATTGCTACAGCAGCGTTCACCGGTTTAGCTGCGGGTACCGGTGACTATGTCGAGATTATGTGGGCCACAACCAACACCAGTGTGGTGATGGAACATCTTCCAGCAGTGGCTTACTCAGCGGGCGTAACTCCTGCTATTCCCGCTACTCCGTCTGCCATTGTGCAGGCTAACTTTGTGTCAAAGGCAGTTTGATATGCGTAAGGGCTTTAGTTTTAGACATATTGGCGCTATAAGCGTAGGTACAAGGTAGGATATCGCAATGGACATGCAGGCTGCTCCGCCAACATACGCAGAAATAAACACTGGGCAGCCCCCAGTTGGTAACCCTCCCGTGCTTGGACAGCAGGTTCCGGGCATGTCTGGCGGTCTGCCTTCGCAGGGCGGTCTCTCGGTTCTTGCCAACCCAATGGCTCAACAACTGCAAAGTATGGGTCGCGGTGACGACAAGATGTTGGTTCATATGACACCCGGTGAGGTTAGTAGCCTCCAAGGTCTGGCTATGGCGACAGGCGGCTCTCTCACAATTAACCCACAAACAGGTCTCCCCGAAGCTGGCTGGCTTGGTAAACTCCTACCCACTATTCTTGGCGCAGCCCTAGCGGCTACTGGTGTCGGTGCCCCACTTGCTGCTGGTATCGTAGGCGCAGGTCAGTTTGCACGTACTGGTAGCTTGAAGAAAGGCTTGATGGCCGGTCTCGGTGCCTTCGGTGGCGCTGGTATGGCTGGTATGGCGGGTCTTGGTGGTAAGCTTTCTGAAACAGGTTTTGGCTTGCTCGGAGATAAAGCTGGTTTCTTCGGTGCTAATATGGGTCAGGGACTTTCTCAAGGTGCAAATGCCGCAGCAGGGCTAGCTAAAATGGGTACGGCTCCTGTTGAAAATGCCATCAACGTAACTGGCTCTATGCCCGGTGCTCCGGCTGCGGCTGCGCTAAACCCTGTGCAGACACAAGCAATAATGGGTGGGAACGTCATTGGCTCAGGAACACAAGCGGCCATGACAGGCGTAGCGCCCACGGCAACAACAGGTGCACAGTTCACAGGTGGCTTAGGCTCGCGCTTCGGCCAAGCTGTGCGCGCTGGCCTCCCCGCTGGCACTCCGAGTATGATTTCCAAAGCTGCGCCTATGATGGCAGGCATGGGCGTCCTAAACAACATATCCAGTGCAACCACCCCTTCAGGCGGCAGTATAGGTTCGGACGGCGTTATAGATAATGCTTATCAGGGTCCATACACGGCGCAGCAGCGCAAAGCTACGTTTGCCGACTCCACTGCCGATATACTTGGCTCGTCTAAGGAGCGTCGTTACTTCGACGTAGATATGCCTGAAGTTTACAACGTGCAGGGGCAAGTCGTGCAGCCGGGTTCCAGCACTAAGCGGGGCACACCTATCCTGCAGAATGTTCTTAATCCCAAGGCCAAGAAGGGCGAGAACCGCTACAGTCAGATACTCACCCCGTATATGGGTGGCGTTGACCCCGAGGAGGGAGACTACGCCAAGGGCGGTGAAGTCGAACTAGCCGACGGAGCCTTTGTGCTTGATGCGCGTACGGTATCTGAAATTGGCAACGGCAGCAGCAATGCTGGCATGGAGGCGCTTCGTAAAATTGGCGGGCGTCCAATTAACGGCCCGGGCGATGGAGTAAGTGATAGTATCCCTGCTCGTATAGGCCGTGACCAGCCAGCACGTGTTGCACGTGATGAGGTACTGATGCCTGCAGATGCAGTACGCCGCCTTGGTAAAGGCAACCCAAAAAAGGGCGCGGACAAACTATACTCGCTTATGAATAAGGCCCATAAAGCCCGTAAGAAAGCCAAGCGTGGCCAAGACACTAAAGTGCGTCGTGGACTTGTATAATGGAAGTTAGCCTCATCCCTGCTGAGTTTGTAGGTGGTCTTCTACCCAAGCTGTTCCCGCATATAAGTAAGGCTGCGGAATATACATTTGGTCGGTATGAACCAGAAGATATAATTGATGCGGTGCTCGACGAAGCAGCACACCTGTGGGTAGTGATTGAAGGCGAAGATATTCTTGGGGTTACCATTACTCGTTTTTGGCAGTACCCTCGCAAGAAGTGCCTCGATATGCTATTTATCGGTGGCGATGAAGGTTTTAGTTGGAAAGACCCAATGCTTGAAACTTTGCAACGTTGGGCACGTGATAATAGTTGCGATGTCATCGAGTCTTCGGGTAGGCCCGGATTTGCCCGTGCTTTCAAAGACGATGGATATAAAATGCTATGGCAGGTATATGAGTTACCCGTAATGGGTCTTGGAGGACAGAATGGCTAAGGGTGGTAGCAGTCAACCGGTTAAACAGGAGATAACCCAGTCAACTCTCCCTGAATATGCACGTCCTTATTTTGAAGGGATGATGCAGCGCGCAAGTACAGCGCTTACTACACCTTATCAGACCTATGGCCAAGAGCGCATTGCTGGGTTCACACCTGAGCAGCAGCAGCTTCAACAGAACATCCTTAACCAGCAGACTCCGGGTGAGTTCGGGCAAGCTGGCAGTTTGGCTTCCGCTGCAGGTCTTGGTTCACTACAAGCTTCGCAATATAACGCCGGTCAGTTTGGTGCACAGCAGATCGGGATGCCCAACCTCCAACAGTACAGCATGAGTGGGCCATCTAACGTACAAGCGCAGCAATACGGCTCGCCTCAGATGCAGGCTGCTCAGACTGGCTTCAGCCCACAGGTACAAGCTTACATGATGGGTGGCGCTCGTGATGTTGGTGCACAGGGCGTGTCGGCACAGGATATGCAGGCCGCGCAGTCGGGCTACCGCCCAGACCTCGAAGCATTCCAGATGAGCCCCGCCGAACGCATTGGTGGATACGATGTCAATGCTCCCATGATGCAGGCTGCGCAGACAAGCTACGGCCAAGGGCCGCTTGAGCAGTTCCGCATGGAAGGGCCGCAAGCTTTTGGTTTAGCACAGGCCCAGCAGTACATGTCGCCTTTTGCGGAAGCCGTAATGGAGCCACAGAAGCGCGAAGCTATCCGTAGTGCGAAGCAGTCGCAGCTTGTCCAAGACCTCGGCGCTGCGCGTCAGGGTACCTATGGCGGGTCTCGTCAGCTTCTTGCTGGGTTGGAGCGCGAACGCAATCTTGGCACTCAACTTGGTGATATCGACGCTCGTGGTCGTCAGGCAGCGTACGAAAGTGCGCAGCAGCAGTTTGAGCGTGACCGTGCAGCGGGTATGACAGCCGGACGTGAGAACCTCCAAGCAGCGCTCCAACAGCAGCAGCTTGGCACCCAGACAGGTCTACAGGCGACTCTGGCTAACTTATCCAACGAACAGCAAGCCAACGTAAATAATCAGGCCATGCAGTTCCAAGCACAGGGTATGTCTGCGGATAACGCCATGAGGGCAGCATTGGCTAATCAGCAAGCTGGTCTCACCACAGGCCAACAGAACCTTGCGGCGCGTCTCGGCGTACAAGAACTTGGTGCGCAGCAGGGTCTTCAGGTTGCGATGCAGAACCTATCGAACGAGCAGCAGGCTGCGGTTAATAACCAAGCCCAGCAGTTCCAAGCTCAGGGTATGAACGCCGACAACGCGCTCAAGGCAGCATTGGCCAATCAGGGTGTGGACGTCACACGGGCGCAGGCAAACCAACAAGCCCAGATGCAGGCTCAGCAGCTTAGCACTCAGACGGGTATGCAGACGGCACTTGCTAACCTTGACGCTGCTTCACAGGCTAACGTCCAGAACTTGGCAGCACAACTCCAGACACAAGGGCTTAACTCCGAGCAGGCGATGCGTGCAGCATTGGCCAACCAGCAGGCACAGCTTACGACGGGCCAGCAGAACCTTAGCGCCGCGCTGGATACTCAGCGTCTGGGTGCAACTACAGGACTTGAAGCTCTTCGGGCCAACCAGCAGGCAGACCTTGAGCGCCAGCGTATGCGTGAGCAGTCCCGTCAGTTTGGAGCGCAGCAGCGCCTTGCAGGTCTTGGGCAGGCCGGTCAGATGGGTCAGACCCTTACCAATATCGGTTCGGCACGCTCGCAGGCAGACCTTGCGCGGTTCGGTCAGCAGACACAGACTGCGGCGCAGCAGCAGGCGCTACAACAGCAGTACCTCGACACGGCATATCAAGACTTCCTGCGTCAGCAGGGTTATCCGATGGAACAGTTGCAGCAGTATAGCAGCCTGCTTCGTGGTGTCCCTGTAGAACCTAATGTGAGTAGGACGGCTTATGCACCGAGTGCTTCTCTAGGTTCCCAGCTTATGGGCGGCGGACTTGCTGCGGCTGGTATATACAACACGGCTAACCGGGCGGGGTTAATTTAAGATGGAAACGAAACCGTACGATCTACAGTCCCCTGAGCAAATTGCTAAGGACTATGGTGGTAATAAGCAGAAGATCGCTGAAGCTATGCAGATGGGCATTCTTGACCCTACCGCTGGTACGTTGGCTGGTATGTTTATTGACCGCATGCGTTCTGCTGCTCAGATGGAAGCCGCTCCCCAGCAGACTGTAGCTCAACAGACGTTTGCGCCTCCCGCTCCACCCCAGCCGCCCATGGGTGCCCCTGCGGGTCTTGGTGCTACACCACAAGCTGCGGCTATGCCGCCTATGAACGCTGCGCCACCTATGGGTGCGGTCCCCCCACAAGGTGAAATGCCTGCTATGGCCGAAGGCGGTATGGTTCCCCCATATATGGCTGGCGGTGGTCTTTCTGATATACCGCTTCCTGACGGTATGTTCGATGAACCTAGCAACGGCGGATTTAACGACGGCTATGCTGGCGGCGGATTGGTCGCGTTTTTTGAGGGTGGTCCTGTTAAGGAAAAAACACCGGAAGAAATAGCAGCAGAAGAAGCAGAAAAGGCATATCTAGCTCAGCTAGACAGCGAATATGTTCCACCTGCGAGCGCAGCTAGTCCGATTGACGTTTATGGCGCGACACCTGCTAAAGCTCCGATACCGCTTAACGTCCCAGAGTTTTCAGGCATACCGGCAGCTATGTATGGTGTATCAAGGTTGCCGAAGGATAACTTGGCAATGATTAGGGAGTTGGCCCCACAGCAGACTAAGTACAGTGAGCGACTTACTAAGGAACTGGAAAAGTCCCTCGACGAAGGAGAGCAGAAAAAACGTGCTCGGGAAAATCTCGACATGGCGATGATTAGGGCCGGTGTTGCAATGGCAAATGCACCGGGCTCTATACTTCAATCTGCTACCGCAGGTGTCGGCGCAGCACTGCCCGATTTTGAGGCTGGGGTTAAGGAGCAGCGTGCTGAAGTGCGTGACGCTGTTAAGGCGCTGGCTGAGCAGGAGGGGGTAAGTAATAAAGCTGCTCGAGAAGCCGCGAATTTGGCTATGGAAATGACCATGAAATATGGTACGTTGGCTGAAGCTATGAAGGACCGGGCTGTTCAAATAGAACTTTCGAAGCGGAGTAATGCAGTTCAACTGCTCATCGCTCAGATGCAGGCCGCCACTGCAAGGGCAGGCCATCAAGTGCAGTTACAAGTAGCAAACGCCCCGTCTGCCACGGAACGTATTATCGAGCGGTTAGGTAACGGTGATTTTGCGGCTGGGTTTACCACTTTTTCAGAAGGTAAAGCAAAGAGTAGCCAAGGGGCAAACAGTAGCGGTGATGGTTGGGGCGAAGCTCAGGTCGATAATTAATAGCAAGGGGTTTTTATGCCTACATACCGGATCAAAGCCCCTGACGGTAACACCTACCGGATAGAGGGGCCACCCAACGCGTCTCAAGCCGATGTAATCGCTGCAGTAATGAGGCAGAACCCATCGGCGGGTGTAGCTAAAGTTACGCATCAAATAAAGGCACCTGATGGCAATACGTATGCGATCGAAGGGCCTAAGAATGCTACCCAGAAGGAAGTTGCTGCGGCTGTAATTCGGCAGAAGCCGACGGCTGGCAAACCACCAGCACCGGTCAAGCCCACACCTAAAGCAGCGGTTGAAATCGGCAAACGCACAAAAGAACTCGATGAGAGTGCCGCGAGCCTTAATCGGATGATTGCTGAAACCCAACGCTTATCTAAGCTACCCGGCGCGACAGCAAGCATGCGGGAAAAAGCTAACGTAGCCATAGAAGAATACCGCAAAACCCTTGCGAACATCGCAAATGAAAAAGGGTACATGCAGCGCACGGGTACGCTTGTGCCCGAACGGTCCTTTGGTGAGATTGCCACAGATACACTTAAAGGACTTGGTGCCGGTGCGCTCCGTACAGTTGCGGGTATACCGAGCCTGTTGGGTGCTGTAGGTATAGAAAGTCCGGGTAAAGCATCCGAGCAAGCAGCCGAACGATTTATTCAGCGTAACCTTGCACCTGATGAGAGCGATGCAGCCCAATTTGGTACGTTTGCGCAGCAGGGTCGGCGACTTTCTGAAGTAGCAGGTAGCGTCCTACCTGCGTTTGCCACTCGTGGCGCGTCTCGTGCAGGTATGGCTGTTGCTGGTCCACGCGCTGTTCCGATACTTACAAGGACAGAACAAGCAGCACAACTTGCATTAGGTGCGGGTCCCGGTGCTCAGCAACAGCGTCAGGCAATCGAGCAATACGAAGCTGAGACAGGGAAGGTCGTTAACCCTCTCGTACGTGCGCTTGCGCAGGCTGGCGGTGCAGCCATTGGGGCTACAGAAGTTCTCACCTTAGACGCTATGATGGCGCGGGTACCTTCCAAGTTGCGTGGGTCTATGACTTCAAAACTTGCAGGTCTTGTGGAGCGTATAGAAGCCGGTGGCATATCGCCGAAAGCTGCGGCAGCAGAAGTACGCACCCTTATGGCTGACATCCAGAAAACTGGCCGAGGCCGTGTGGGTGTCGCTATGCTGGAAGAAGGTACGCAGGAAGGTACCGCTCAGTTCGCACAGAATGTCCTCGAGAAAACGGCGTACAACTCCGAAAAGGATGTAACCGAAGGGGTCGCAGAGAACTTTATCTACGGTGCGGTTGTTGGTGGCGGCGTACGTGGGCTTACTGAGCTAGTTACAAAAGTAACAGGCGGCGTAGAAACCGCTAATAAAATTAAGTCGGACGCAAAGCTTATCGCTGCAACTATGCGGTTGCAAGAGAACCCGAACGACGATGCCGCTTTCGATACCATCGTTGAACGTATGGTGGAAAGCTACGGAATTACCCCAGAGAAAGCAGCGCTATACGCCCAACAACAACTCGGACGCGCACGCGAAGAAGGAGATACGGATGTCCCCGATGCTGATACCGGAGTGGATGACTTCGGAGGAACTGACGCAGGCACTGCTTCTGATATCGGAACCACTCCGTCCATATCCGGTGCTACAGACGTTGGAGAGACTGTCGGAGGAGGACTGGAGCGGGCTGTTTCTGGCGTATCAACTACTGATGTTGGCGAGGGAGCGGGAGTCAGTTCACTAGACGAAACTAAGCAAATCCTTGCCGATAAGAAAGTCAAACTGACTGAACGCGTTAATGTAGCTAGGCAGCTACTGAACGACACGATACTCAACAACCCCCTCGTCAGTGTGAATGACGTTGACCAGAAGCAGTTCGATGCGGCTAAGAAGCAGCTTGCGAATGGTAAATACAATGGTGACCCCGTGGCTGCGCTGGAAGCGGTTACAGGCAAGAAGTTTGCTGCTCCTCTCGACGTCAACACGACTGTTGAGGATGTGAACACACAAGAAATCCAAGGGGGGCTCGACGCTGTCACCCAAGGAATTGCGGAAAATCAAGCGCAAATTAAGTCCTTCATCCAAGGGATTGAGGAAAATCAAGCGAAACTTGCGGCTGCACCTGAAGTCACTACACCCCCATTGGATGTGCAAGCTACGGCTCCTGTTAAGACGGCGATTGAATCGGTCACTACCCCTGCTCCTGACGCTAGCCCTATCCCATCCTTGGCTCAAGCAAGTGCACAACAGTTGGGTATTACACCTACGGCTGCGCCTGAAGCTGCGCCCGAAATGGCTGCGCCTGAAGTGGCCCCGCTTAGCCGTGAAGAGAAACCGGTTTATGACCCCGCAGACTACACCCCACAGGAAATCTACGACAACCTAACACGTTTTGGGTACAAAGAAGCCGAGCGCCGTGGTTATGTGTTTAACACCGCTGAAAACGGTATGTTTGGTGAAGGTGTACGGGAAGCAAAGAACCCCGACATCCAGCCTCTAACTGACGAACAAGTCCTTTCCCTTGAGCGGGGTAGCCCCGAAGTTCTTGCCGCTTACAAAGAAGGCCAGCAGTGGGGGAAAGAACAGGTTGCAGCCGTACAAGCTGCGCCAGTAGCCGAAGAAGCCGCACTTGAAGCTGCGCCTGTACAGGAACCTGTACAAGGTTATGTTGATACGCGGAAGCAAGAACTAGCAGCACAAGAGGCTGCGGATGTTGAAGCCGAGGCTAACCTACGGCAAGAGATTGAAGCGCGTAAGCAGCAAGAAGAAGCTGCGCCAGTAGCCGAAGCAGCCGCACTTGAAGCTGCGCCAGTAGCCGAAGAGGTTGCACCTGAGGTAGTTACTGCACCTATCGAGGAAGCAGCACCAGAAGTCGATCCTTATGCTGGCGTACTTGCGGACATTGAGGCAGCGCTAGCCGACGAGGCGATTGATGCAAGGACACATAAGCTGCTTACCTCGGCAGTAGAACGCCGCCTGCCGTTAGAAAAAATTGAAGCTCAACTTGATGTAGCCCGCACGCGAAGTGCTGAGCGAGCCATGGGTGCTTCCAATAGTGAACGTGCAACTCCGAGCGAAAGGCTTCAAGGTCTTATATACCGGATGCAGGATGCGTGGAAGGTGCTTACTGGTAAGCCTATACTGGCCAATGCTAGGTTAGCAGATTTGCTGCGCGACCCAGACATTCTCAGCAAAATGAATCCTGCGCAGCGGGGGCTTGCTGCTGCCTTGGCGGATGTCATAGATGACGACGTTGACGTCTATATCGGCAATCTTAACTTTAGCCCCCAAGAAGCTTTTACCTTAGGAACTGCCACTGTTTATGACGGCGCAGCCCCCGACGTTCGTTTGCGCGGGGTGTCAACCGCAGCAAACATTGTAACCCTCCTTCACGAGGCAGTTCACATTGCTTTGATAGCTAAGTTTGGCTCGGACTTTAAGCGTTTAACAGACCTTGGCCCTGACGCTGACCCAGAAATGCTTGCATTACGCGATGAAGTCTATAACTTGATTGATGCATACAACACCATGTTTGAGGTGGAGAGTTCGGCGGACCTACTGCTCAAGGCATCCCCGTACGGCATGAAAAACCTAGACGAGTTCATCGCTGAAGGACTGACCCAACCGAGCTTCCAAAAATTCTTGGAGAAGGGTAACCTGTGGACGCGTTTCGTAGCGTTAGTGCGGAAGCTGCTTAAGCTGCAACCTAAATTCCAGCCTCAACTGGATAACGTACTAAAAGCTGGCGCTAAACTAATTGCCGCGTCCAAGAACATCGACCGTATGGAGTATGTATCGGGCACTTTTGAGCAGCGGAAAAAGGCTGCTCCTAAAGGTAAAGGTAGTGCACAAGAGAGGGTCGCTACCGGCGAAGCAGAGATTAATCGTGGTGTGGCCCAAGCACAAATGGCAGCGGACATGCTGGAGTTCACCGATGGTCTCAGTGCGGCTATCGACGGGCGCGACGGCAGCTTCTTCCTCCCCTCGATAAAAGAAGGATGGGCTTCCTTCAATGACGCTACCCGTGAATATATACTGCCCGCACTGACCAGCTCGTTCATTATTAACGATATTGATAAGGGCCGGTTACCGCCATTGCGGCGTATGGAGACGATTGAAGCTAACATCCGTGGGGCGCAAAACAGGATGCGTGCCCAATTTGGGAAGCTAGACCGGCGTTTTACGAAGTTCGTCAACCGTACAGGGCAGCGTGTCCTTGCAACGACTATGCATGCGGCACGCATCAACGAGTTCTCCCCCTCGGACTTCTCGTCGTTAGATAATGCGCTCCAGAACGACCCTATTATGGTTTGGTACAATGACGCAATAAAGGACCCAACCGTTAGCAAGGGGCAGGTCGCTGCGTTTAAAGGCAAGAAGACCATCCGCGAGAAACAAATTAAGGCGGTCTGGAAG